TACTTTGACATCTACTGGAACAAAAACATACAGATCATTAATAGGACCCCTTGAATCTTCACGTTTCATGCAGACTACAGGAAACATATCAGTAGCCATAACATCAAGCGGAAGTGGAATTGCCGGGTTTATAGGCGTAGCAAAAATGCCTTATGTATGAGGAGTGAGTTAATATGGGCGGTGAATCAAACAGCTTAAATAGGTATGTTCATTCCTTAGCAGCATTAGTTGAGGACGATAGCTTAAAGGTTAATCAAAAACTCTCAACTAATGATATTAAGTTTTCAAGATTGACCGGAACTAGTACAGGAACGGTTGAATATTCTGTTACTTCTACATCAGGTTTGTGGAGTTTGTTGGAAATCAGAGCGCATTTATCCGCAGTCGGAGCAGCAGGAAACTTAAAGGCAACTTTGAACAATGGAGCAGGGGCAGTATATGATTCAGTTTTACTTTTAGAAGCATTGACTACTGTAACAGATGTTCTTTACTTGCCGGTAAGAGATATTAAATTAAATGCTGATGATTCAGTTGATATTGCTTGGGATAGTCCTACTACAGGAGCAGCGGTAACATTTGGATTTGAAGCAGTATACAAGGTGTTGTGAAATGAAAACGATTAACGGAATTGTTACAAAAGATGTTGTTGAAAAATATATTAATGGTAAAGGTGGCTCGCATAAGTTAGCGCTTTTAGCAAAATATCAAACTGGCAATATTTTATTTGTTGGCGATTCTGTAATTGCAGGACAAGGGGCAGATGATGATGGTGGACTTCCTATTAATAACTGTCTTAGTGGTTTATTAAGAACCGCAATTACAGATAGTGGGTTAAATGCCGGACAAGGCTATCAAGGCTTATGGGAAAGGTCGTCTTATTATCACGCAACTTGGAGTGCAAACTGGACGGTAGTTTCAACCGGTGGTTTTGGCATAGGTGGAACAAGTTTAGTTTCAAATATTGTAGATGAAACAGTTTCGTTTGGATTCACAGGCACTAATATTAATTTGATGTTTGCTTGCAACTTCCACCCTTCATATGCAGGAGGACAGATTGATGTTGCTATTGATGGCGGTGGAGCAGTAAGAGTTGATTTGACAAGTAACCCAATGCACACATATACTGTTACAGGGTTGACCAATACCGCACATACTATAATAATAACTGTTGCTGTAATAGGTGCGGATGAATATGTTATGTTTGATGGTTGGTATGTTGATAATGATTTGATGGTTATGAATGCAGGGTTAGCCGGGTCGGACACAACTCAATATGTTGGAAGTGGCTCATTACTTGAATATTGTTTTTTAGATACTTTAGAACCAGTCTTGACAATTATCGGGTTAGGAGCAAATGATTTCAATAATTCAGTTCCAGTTTCTACTTATCAGACAAACTTAAATGCTATTGTGCTAAAAGCACAGGAACATGGAGATGTAGTTTTGTTGGATTACATGATAGATTATTCCGAAGATCAACGGCTTGCATATAGACAAGCAATGCAAGCAGTAGCAACAGCACGTTCATGTACTTATGTGGATTGTTTGCTTGGGAATGATTCAACCGCAGCAATTGCAGCAGGATATATAGCAGATGGGCATCCGACTAATACAGGCTATGCGTTAATGTATGCAGAATTAGAAAAAGTATTATTTAATTAATAGGAAGTGATTTTAAATGGGTGGCGAATCAAATAGCTTAAACAGGTATGTAGCAAGATTAATGACAGCAATAGAAAATGTTGTTTCTACGGATAAAGTTGAAGCAAACATATATGGGTTAATAAATGATGATACAGCAAGAATGCCGAGAATTGACCCAACAACTAATGTCCTTGAAGTAATAGACTATGTACACAGAGAAATACACAACGGCGACCATTATTTTATACAAGGATATACCGAACTTACATCAACAGGAGTATTAAGGCTCAAGCTTGTTGTTCCTGATTCAGCAAAAAGGTCACATTTTACATTTAAGATTGATTCGAGCGGAATAACGGCAACAACACTTGACGAAGGGGCTTCTGGAGGTATGGCAGGCGGTACGCCGAAAATACCAATAAACAATGACAGGAATTCGACAAGTTCGAGCGGTATGGTTCTTACATCTGGAGTAGAAGCAGCAACAAGTTATGTACTTAGAATTGATGATGATAAATGGGGTGCAGAAGGATTTAAAGAAGTTACAGCCGGTGGCGGTGCAGCTAGAGAAAATGAGTTGATATTAAAAGAAGATACAACTTATCTTAGAACATTTACATCTGGTTCGGATGCTAACATTATCCAATTCAGAGCAGATTGGTACGAGCATGAAAATGTAGATTAAGGAGTTTTGATATGATTGCTAGTAAAGTAGAAATAAAAGCATTATTGGAAATGACAACAACAACAAAAGATGATTTGATTGATAGGTTAATCCCTATTATCGAGGACGATATTCGTCAATACTGTAATAATGCTTTTAACAATCCGAATGTTTACATGCAAAGCGGTGATATATCCTTTACGCACAATTCAACAAGTGCTGATACAATAGCGTTCGATGGTAGTGGAGATGGATTCGCTGATTCGCAATTCAAGGCAGGGCAAACAATACAAGTTCAAGGCTCTTATAACAACGATGGCTTTTTTGAAATTGAGAGTTTGACAAGTGTGTTATTGACATTATATAGCACAACTTCAAGACCTCATTTTGAAACATTAGTAACAGAGGACGAGAGTGTTTTAATCAGACTTGCGAGTGTAAAATATCCGCAAGCCTTAAAGAATATTGTTTCTCAAATGGTAAACTACAAGCTAACAACATATGACTATTCTGTAAGCGGTGAAACGGTATCGAGGTATTCGGTAACGTATAATAATAGCAATATTAAAAATGGTTATCCGGCAGCCTTAATGGTTGGGTTAAACAGATGGAAAAATCCGGTGTTTGTATGATTAAAGATTATTACACAAGTACATTTGTAATCGAAACGCCAAGTACAACTAAAAATGCACTTGGAGCGTGGAATCCGACATGGAGTACATTAGGAACAATAACCGGTTTCATGGATTACTTGACCGGACAAGATACGCAAGTCGCAGCACAGTTTATAGACAAGGCAACACACATAATCGGTTGCAGTAGCACTTGCACATGGATAACTAACAAGCATAGAGTTTTAAATGCGGCAGGGTTGTATTTCAGAGTATTACATGTTGATAATCCAGTTTTACGGAATCATCATTTGGAAATACTTGTTGGATATAACGAATCGGATAATTTGAGTACGTGAGGTGTATTATGGGTTTTGATTCTAACTTAAAAAACGTTGTAAAAAGTTTAGACAGGTGGGAAGATAGAGCCTTACATGCTATAGGGGTTTATGTAACAGGCAATGCAAAATCACTTGTTCCTTACATAACAAATAATTTGAAAAACAGCATTGATTTTAAGGTTAGTAAAAAATCTGTTGCGATAGGAACTAATGTTGAATATGCAATATATGTTGAAAAAGGAACAGGCATATATGCAAAAGATGGCAATGGCAGAAAAACACCTTGGGTTTATTATAGCGAAGAACTAGACAGATTTATTAGAACTAAAGGGACAAAGCCACAACCTTATTTAACCCCGGCAGTTGAAAACAACATGGCAGGTATTAAGGCAATCATTAGAAAGACAAAATTTAAGGCAGGTATATAATGTCATTGACAGGATTTATAACAGCATTTTATACGAAGTTAAACACATTAGCCGATCGAGTTTATTATGGAGAATCAATAGATCCGGCGGTCAAAATACCTTATGTTTATTTTAATTATACTTCTTCATCAGATATTGAGAAGTTAGAGGACTTTATAATTGAAGTAGATGTTATTGGGAATTACAATAATATTGATAGTTTAGTACAAGATATTGATGGTAACGGAAATATAAATAATCCAACAGGATTAAACTATTATCACTATGGCAGCGGAGCAAGACCAACATTCAGATGTTTCAGATTATCGAGATTATCAATCCCAACAAATGATGAGATTAGAGCGAGAAGGCAATTGAGATATAGAGTACGAGTATATTTATAAAG